CGCAGTGTGTGGAAGCGCTGCGGTTAGAATCGGAGGAGTATCGTTTGCTCGGGTTTGACATTAACGTCCCCATGGGCAAACACATCCGTAGGGCTATGCAGCATGCCCGCTGCTTCGCCCGCCACTTTCAGTGGTCCGTGAAGGGGACCCGCAAGTCGGGTGATCTGAATACGTCCAGCGGCAATTCAAGCCTGACCGGACGAGCCATGGCTGCCTGGCTGATCACCCACGATTTGTTTGAAAGTTCGTGGACTGTCGTTCTCGGAGACGACGACTTGACCGTGTTAGATAGACTAACAGTGCTGAAGCGGTTCAAGACGATGGACATTGCCGCCAGTAGCTTGCGACAGCATATGACCGACCTTGGATTGGTTGCCAAAGTCGGGTATAGCTACAGCATCTTGGACGCCGAGTTTGTATCAAAGAGGTTTTATCCCACCAAGGCTGGAGTGGTATTCGGGCTCAAGCCCGGACGTACACTCGCCAAAATTGGTTACATGCTGGAGCGCCACGGTGTTACTAATCGCGTTTATCTCGAACGCATGGCGGGCACCATCATGTCCCTCTATACTTCCGCCAATCATGTCCCATTCCTCCGCTTGTATGTGAGGTACCACATGGAGTATTTCAATTTGCTCCCCGTGGATTTGGACACTGATCATGGCCGGGAAATGTATGATCTTCGTGTCAACGTTCGACCGGAGGTCCCTGAAGATATGCGATATAAGATACTCAACACTGAGGCAATGGAAGCAGATGAGAACACCTGGGCCGCTTTCACCTCACTGTATGATCTTGACGAAGGAGACGAAGCAGCCTTCGGAGAGGATCTTATGCGAGCATTCAGGAGAGGGCTCCCCTACGTTATTGACAGTCCGGCCGTCAATCATATGGTTGATGTGGACTTTTCTATGTAAGGGGATGGCCCATTGAATATCCCACTTGAGATTGTCAAGCATTTGGTCGAGCTTTCGACGTTAAACTTAGCCTCTTTATGAATGGACGTAAGAAAAATAGTCGCCGCGGCGTACGCAATCGCCGTCGCCGTGGTGGCCGCGCAATTCAAAAAGGACGCAGGCGGCAGAGACGTGACAGGAGCGGTATGGGTATCACCCAAATCTCCGCTCCAGCTTCACGGTCATCTGTCGTCAAGAACCGGGGCGTAGCCCCCGTTTGCGTCAAACACCGGGAGTATCTGACAGAAGTTATGTCGGAAACCATTCCCACTGTTCACAAAGTCCCGCTCAACCCGGGGGTATCGGATACATTCCCCTGGCTTTCGAGTGTGGCCGGAGCCTTTGAGAAATACAGGTTCCGTTCGCTCAAAGTTGTCTATGTACCCAAGGCACCCACCATCACGGCGGGTTCGTTCAGTCTGGCACCTGACTATGACCCTACGGACGACGACTCTGAGCTCACACGCCTCCAAATCATGGCAATGACAGATTCCATCACCGGTCCGGTGTGGCATCAAACGTCTATTAGCCTGAGGGGGTGTTGTGGTCGAATGCTGTATGTCAGACAGGGAGCCCTCACCGACAACTCGGAA